TCGGTTGGTATACCCGGCACTGTCGGAATCACCCCACGTCGAACCACCCGCTAGTTTGGGATTTACATCCCATTTCTTCGTCCGGGCAACGAGGGTGGTTCCAACCACGAATTTCCCGTTACGCCCAGTAAGTGTGTTCAGGCTGGACATCTATCAACCTCCCTCATTGCTAATTCAGGCTACTCGAACTCTGGCTCGAAGACGAACTCGAACTGCTCGAGCTCGAACTACTTGAGCTTTGTGAACTGCTTGAACTTCCGGACGTCGAGATCGAACTCGAACTGCTTGAACTTGTCGAATGGCTATAGCTACTCGAACTCGACTTGCTGCTCGAACTCGGTGAGGAGCTGGAGCTGCTCATCCCGCTGCTAGACGAGCTGGAGCTGCTCGTCTCATCGTCACTTCTACCAAGGATCCAAACGCTATAGTCAACATCCCCGCCGTTGGCTGTTAGCTTGATCCTGTTCTTCGAGCCGTCCGAGACGTTGAACCCAGTGGCGTCCGGCTGGTACTTCAGGATCAACCCACCGCCACGTACGGCCCCGCCAGTCGCAACGGTATGAATTCCGATAGGCGTCCACCCATTGGTGGCATCGGGTTCGATCTCGAGCGATCCGGCATCACCGACCGCATTCTCATTCTTGACCATCACCGCGACAATGCTCTCAAGAGTCAGGGCCTGTCCAACAGCATCATTACCGGCGCCTGCCCCTTGATCGAGTCCGGCGAAGTCATATACATCGATGACGACGTTGGCCCCACTGAGGATCGTCTTTGGGTTGGCGGTTGCATGCTTCCACTGCCAACCACGATTCACTAAGCTCGCTCCGACCCCACTCTCCAGCATACCACTCACGTTGGCGAGGAACGAAGCAGCGATGACCGTCCCATCATCCAGTGTGTTCTGGATCTGGGCAGAGATCTGAGCGATGATTTTCGGGCTCGATAGGCTTCTGTTTGACATGCTATGCTCCGACCATAACGGGGATGTCTGAGGTTATCTTGTACTCGATCACCCAACGGTGGATGCCGTGAATTTCGTCTTCTTCTGGGTCACTATAGTCGTCCTGGTACTGGACGTTGAGGCAGTTGCCATTGTCAAGCGAGGGATAAGTTGGTTCAACCGTCGGGTGGCCACCAAACACCTTGAGGATTTCGTCTGCCAGGAATGCTGCTAGTTCCTTGCCTGATAGGGTACTTGTCTTTAGGGCGAATACGTTGAAGATCCAGGGCTGATCTTGAATGCTTCGTTTCTCTTGTCCCGTTCCTGACATCCGGGATCTGGTATTTGATTTCGGGGCGGTATAGGTCACATAAGGAAACGGGGTGTTCGGAGCTGCGTTACCGTCATTCAAGCTGACGTATGAGTTTCGGTCAGCTGTTGCCCAATAGGATTGGAAGAGGGTGTTCAGTCCCCCACTATCCCAGAGGGCTGCGACTGCTCGATGAATGTCCGCCGCCCCACTCATACGATCTACCGCCCCTCAGCCACCCAACTATTCTTGATGTGCGTCGTCGCCTGCGGGCCGTTGCTCGGATGGTACGCCGTGTACCCCTGACTATTCTTATCTGTGATGATAAAACCACGGTATCTGGAGTGACTGATCTGATCCCCAACTTTGTAGTCACCGCCGGTCTTGCCACCCGTCCTATCAGCCACCCAACCATTCTTGATACTCGTCGTCGCCTGCGGGCCGTTGCTCGGATGATATGCTTTGTAGCCTTGGCTGTTCTTATCGGTGATGACAAAGCCACGATATCGAGGATGACCAATCACATCCCCGACTTTGTAGTCACCACCGGTCTTACCACCCATAGCATTGCCCATCTTCTTATGGGCTTCAGCCACTGTCATCGCAGACGATGTCTCTCCACCAGAGCTCCCACCAGAACCGCTCTGACTATCCCCACTGGCAAATCGCCCGTGTTCGTCGTGGTTCTCGTTGAACTTCTGGCTCAACATGAGGTGCTGAAGTTTCAGCACCCCTAGTTGAACCTCGGCAGCTTTGCGTTCGATGGGAGTCATACTATCGGTCCTGTAAGCAACCCAGTGATGTTTCCTATCTCCTCATTCAACGTCCTAGTCAGGAACTGGCGCTGTTTCAACGTCTCTAACTCAAGCCCATACCCGAGTGGCGTCCCCACGTATCCATGAATCACTCCGTTCCCATAATCAACCACGTCGTTGAAGATCGTCTTCATCAGCTGTGTGGTGTCCGCTCTGGGAAATTCACCTGGTTTGCTTCTCTTCGTGACGATTGTTCTTCCGTTGACGATCTTCTTCACAACCGGAACACTGATGTTCTTCACTATCGCGTCTTGCAGAAACACAACTGCCACTTGAACTCTCTGCCTCAGTGATACGTCCATTCGGTTGTGGAAGTCTTGAACGAACCACTGTACTTCCAACGCTGCGGCAGCTGACCGTCCTGATCTCCTAGCATACGCTGCATCAGTTGCCGCAGACATTTAACCACCACTTCTCGTCAACTGGTTTATCCACTCCGGAAGATCCTCCTCATAGGTCGGCTGTGTTGATTGGGTCCGCAGACCGGGGTTAAGTAGGAACTTACCGGGCAGCTCCTCAACGTCATCCATCAAAGGGGCTGCTCCCTTCACAACCCGTACCTCTTTCGCATCGAGCAACCAACAGATCTCCCGACACAACGTCTTCATCCGATGGATGTCAAGCGTTCCCTTCTTGGTATCGACGCCTTTCAACATCGTGTCCGACCGGACGCCCGTCGTCATGTTGAGGAACCGCTTGATTCGCTGCTTGGCTTCCTCATCATCGTTCAATGGATCGAAAATGACGTAGGAGAGCTCAGCTGGGTTCACATGCAACTGCATGCCGGGTACTTCCGGCGGCGACTGGCCATTGGCGGTCGGCGTCCGAACATGACCCTGGATGGTCATTGATGTCGGTTTGATCTTGCTGCGAAGCCGGCATCCCGGAATCGACTGAAGCAGGATGTCGCAATTCTGAGGGTGATCAACTTCGATCCCAAACGCGGGAACGATTACGGCAGCTTTCGGTTTCTCTTGTGCGGCTGTTGACATGATAACTGGTCTCCTAGAAAGAACGTTCGGGTGAATGGTCTCCTCAATTCGAAATAGAACCCGGCGGGAGGATAGGAGACCGCAACCCCTCCCGCCGGGCCTTCACCCGTCAGCATCAGGCGGGGGCAGTGGTCGTCTTCGCGGCTACAGCACCACGCTCGAGGTGTCCACCGTAACGCGCCATCGCAATCATGAGTAACTCATTGGCACGAATCAGCGTGTCACCTTCCTGTGAGGTCCGCATCGTCAGACCACGGCGGCGGTACATCCGGTACTTGTTGAGGATCGCGTAGAAGACCTGTGAGTTGGTGAGACTCTCGTTGATCTTGTACGGCCGCTGCATCATGGTGTAGTCATCATAGTTCGACGTTCCCATGAAGCCACCACCGAACAGGCGGCGAGCGTCCCCGGTTCCGACTGGGATGGCCTTCATCCGCTGAAAGGAGGTTTCCGTCCCGCAGAACACAGCAGTACCGAGTCCGGCCGCCTTGTGTTCCTTCTTGGCGACTCCGAACCGCAGGGATTCGTAGTTGCCGATCGAGGTGGTTCCACCCCATGCAACCGTCGTAGTACCGGTCTTATTCATCACACCCTCCGGCTGCGTCGTTCCGTTGCCGGTCGCGACCACGTCGTCGAGGTCTTCCAGCAGCTTCTCGCCGTACTGCTGGGTCACGATCTGACCGAAGTCAATCGGCGTGTCACTGAGGAAGTCCAGGCCGATCTTGATCGCACCCTGCCATCGGAAGATCGTAGTGTCGAAGGCGGTCACGAAGGAGGTCGTCGTGAACAAGGTGATGGCGGAATCATCAACTCCACCCCAGCTCGACGTCACGTGACCAACGGCGACGGCTTCAATCCGGCGACCGCGGTCGAGCGGAACCGAATTGACCAGCGGGAACAGCTCGCCGTTGAGGAAGGGCGTCTGGATCACTTGGTCGTCGAACACGATCGGGGCCGCTTCCAGGCCACCAGAAGTCGCATCGTCAATCAACGCCTTCTGCTCCCGAGGAGTCAGCAGGCGATTCTTGATGTCGGCATAGTTGTCCGCGTCAGTGTTGGTGATTGAGGACACACCACCCCACGGCATCTTCTCCATCGCATAATGGAGGATTTCCTTGTCGTGCTGCGGCAGGGCCTGGAAACCAAACGTCCGGCTTCCGCCACGCTGGGCCGTGGCGCACAGCAACTTGGCGAACGAGCCGGCGACCGCTTTGTCCAGATCGGACGGTTCATCGAGCGGACGTCCACTATCGGAAAAATCAACGACCTGCTTCCCAGCGAATGGATGGGGACGGCCGCTCTTGGTTTGGTTCGGGAACCGCATGGCAGTCTTGGTCGTGGAGTACTGCTCCCACGCACCCTTGACCCGAATGTTCCCCTCCTCGTCGGTCGGCGGTTCCAAGTTCATCATCCGCTTGATCGACTTGTGCCAGGTGACGTCAGTCTTTTTGTCCGTCGCTTCCGGCTTCTCCTTCGCCTCGACTTCGACCTTCTTGGTCTCTTCCGGCTTATCTTCGGCCGGCTTCGCACTCAGCATCTTGGTCAGGTCGGCGATGCCTTTACCAAGAGCAGACAGCTGCTTGTTGAACTCAGACGCGTTGTCGGCATCCTCGTCCTTAGCCAATTCTGCGAACTTCTCCACCGAGAGCTTGCCCGTACCGAGAGCAACGCCGGCGGCTTTCTGGAACTCAGCTTCATCCGCGATGTCTTCAACATCGCAGTTCGCCTTGATCCACGTCTTCAGACCTTTCGTAATCTTCACGTTCGTAACCTCACTTCTGAAACCCATGAAACACAGGGATCATCGACGACCGCCGGCGACTTCACCCTTTATGATCTGAAC